GGCTGCTTTTTATGCAATCAACCAAAACCAAAACACATGGCAACTTGCCACGTCTCAATCAAAACTAAACGTGTGCGATACAATTTGGCAAGATTATATTAAGAAGATTGCTAACAAGGATGTTATCGACGACATGGGGTTATAATGCCACTCAAAAAAGAACTAACAAAATTCTCAACTGCCAGTCCAATTATAGTGTCTTATGACTATACTGATTTTGAAGAGGGAACTGGAATTGTTGTTTTTCAAGGATATGGAAATTTAGAAACCACAAACACGACTTATGGATTAAGTAAAGATGTGACAAGAGGAAATCCCATCTCAACTTCAGTAGATACATATTTTTATGCTTCTGCTTTTAATACTTCAAAAACAATAAAAGGCACTGCAAGAATAGAGGGGGCGATGGGTATGTCGTCGGCACAAGGAGAAGTTTCAGGAACAGGAAAGATAGAGTTTACTTTTCAGCATTGGGATGGTTCCACAGCAACAAATATTGGTTCGGCAACAACTGAAACAATTAGTATAGGTTCCGATACCCAATCATCCAAAATAATTTCAATGAATATTGCTTTAACAGAAAAGCATTTTCAGGAAGGAGATATCTTAAGATTATATGCTAATTTAACACACACTGGGGCGAATACTTGGTTTAAATTAGCATGTGACCCTCTTAATGCAGATGTTAATATAGGAACACCTGTGCATCCAGATTGGGTAATAGACTCTGCTACATATCCTACGACTTTAAAAATATTAATCCCTTTCAAACTTAATCAATAATGGCATACAATTTAAGCAACGCAACCACCACGGACTTCTCGTCCGAAGTCCCAGACTTCATAGTGGAAAGCATGTCGTTGGATGTTGCCAACAGCGACGGGGAAACATTTGTTTATTATGATAAAGCGACGGAGAACTATGGATATTATTATAATCATCCACAAGTAGCCTCTCCAATCAATGCTATCCCGATATGGGCTTTTGGACAAGGATGGACTACACCCGACAAGATAATGGAGGTTATCTTAAAAAAGATTGATGGGAATGGAAAGGAAGTCTTTGACGCAATAATTCAAAACCATTCACGAGTAGAGATAGGACATGGCGACGCATTTACAGAGATAATTAGAAACGACAAGGGAACATTAGTTAATTTAATTAATATTTCTCCCGAAAGAGTAAAGACGGTTTTTGTTGGAGCGAAGATAAAAAGGTATGAGATTTATAATGGTAAGAAATGGATTAAGAAAAAGTTGAATGAAATATTCCACACATTCAACAAAAAGATGGGGGACGCGAACAGGGGAACTTCTCAAATTCAAACTAATAAAAACGTTAATGACGCAATGATTGAGGCGTTTGAAGACGAGAGAATTATTAAGCACAGAGACAAGGCTCTCGGAATTGTTTATTACAAAACAAACAACGAGGGAAAAATTGCTTATGCCAACGCAGCAATAGAGAAAGCAGTTAAGAAAGGGGAGATGGTTGGACTTCCAGAAGACACAGCAAAGATTGAACCATACCCAAGTAAGTCGTCAGAGGATAGACAGAACTGGTTGACTTATGTTGAAAATCTTGGCTATCAAACAGGCAACACCCCAAGAACAATGGTTACATCCGACGGAACTTCGGAAGTCGGGGGAATTAACGGACATTTAATATTTGAGCCTATCTATGGGGAAAGACAATTAGCCATGGAAAATAGTTTATGGCAACAAGTCGCAATCAAAATTAAATTTAATAGACCTCCAAGTTTAGCCCCAAAGACCCAAGAGAACGCAGCAAAGAACACTGGACAGACTGCAATACAGCCAAACGAAACGGAGCCCAAACTTAATAGATAATGGCAACAACAATAACCCCAAGCGGACTTCAAACAATTAAGGATGAACCCAGTCAAGAAGAGATAAATTGTAAAGCAGAAGGCGGAAAATGGGATAAAGAAAATAGTGTTTGTATTATGCCAAAGAAAGAAGTCTCTAAAACTTTGCCACCAAGACCAGAAGGAAGTGAACCCGCATACACAGGGAAACAAGACGGGGTTTATACAAGAGAAGGAAAGTCTTTCATAGTCCCAGAGAAAGAGGCTCAAGCATTAGCCTCTAAAAATAAAACTTTAGAATTTCAAGCAGGACAAGAGAAAGACCAAGCCATTGCAGACCAACAAATATTCGCAGCCCAACAAGCCAATATAGATTTACAAAGACAGCAGTTAATAGAGGGAGAAACCCCCCAACAACACCAACTCAATCCCGACGCAACTTTTCAAGAGACTATTCCTATTTGGGGAAGTCTTGTAAGAAGTGGAAAGTTAATAGGAACAAAAATAAAAGAAACATTTGGAATTACTCCATCTCAACAATTAACCCCCGAGGATTATAAGAGATTAGGATTATCGGAAATTCAACAAAAAGAAATAGAGAAAGGATTAACATGGAGCGAGGCGGTAGGGTCATTAGTGGAGGCGGCTCCCTTTGGTGGAAAAATAAGTTCAGTAGCAGATATAGAAACCCCAAGAGGAAACCTCGAGGAAGTATTCAAAGATATTAAAAGTATGAGAAAAAGAATTATGAACATTGAGACTAATGTTAAAATGGGATATCTTCCTGTCTCTGTGGCACAAGACCAAATAAAAGATATCGAAAATTACATAAACGAAAAAGAGGCAAGACTTCAAAATTTAATTATCCATAGTCCGAGTTTGAATTTCAATAGCGACAGGGTTAATTCATTTGAAACAGATATTCTCATTGTTAGAGAAAAATTATTTCAATCCAAACTTAATGTATTAACGGGACAAGAACAAGACCCTTCAGACCTCGACATGTTTTTAAAAATGCAAGAACAAGATAGTCCCGAGTGGTCGGCAGAGGAATGGTAATGATAATTAAAATAATCCTTGCAATCTCTTTCCTTTATATAGTTGGTATGTTAGTAGGAGTGGTAGTAGCATGATAGAACAATCCTTATTAAACTACGGGGTGCTCGGACTATGGACCTTGACACTCATCGTCGAGAGATACAAGTGGCAACAATCCTTAACAAAAGCAGTAGATAAACTTACGGCTGCAATAGAGAAAACTTTATAAAGGCGACACACCTAATTATTTAATGACAGATGGCGAACAAACAAATGAGAGTAACGACACAGGAGTTAAGACTGATACGTCTGTGGAGAATACTAACGAACCTACTTCTCTCTATGATAAGACTGAAGCGATTGTTACAAGGCAAGAAGCCGCTAACAAGAAAACGGAAGAATTATTAAAGAGACAAGAAACCTTATATGCTAACCAAAGACTTGCTGGAACAGCAGGCGGAAATGTAGAAGTGAGACCAAAAGAAGAAACCCCACAAGAATATAACGAGCGAATTAAAAAAGAACTCTCGGATGGTAAACATGTCGACTGATTATCTTTATGAAGAAACAGATTCTAGCAAAATAGGTTCGGCAGAAAGCCCCGCAATAAATAAATTAACTAATATACTAATTGATATTTTAAAGGAATTAAGGCATATAAAATGATTGAAGAAAAGGATGAGAGTTTTGAGATTATTTCTGAAAAAGAAAAACTTTTAAGAGACGCATTAGTGAGTGTTGAGAGTGATTATATTAAGACAGAAGTTAATGGAGCTCTATGCACAAACTTAATCAAATTCTATAAAGCCGAGATTAAGAAAGAGGCTGATAAGAATGCAAAATAAAGTTATCTATAAATATGGCGCATACTGGATGAAACCTACGGAGCCAAAAAATGCACGTTAGTTTTATTCCTTATGGAGAACGTTCTTGTGTTGAGAGAATGTTGAGAGACATGGAGAGCCAAAAGTTTTTAATGCCAATGACTAAAGGAAAGAAAAAGAGAGGGGCCTGGATACCAGGACAAATAAGAGACCTCCCATTTGGATTTAAAGAATATGTTTTTCCTAAAGAAGGACTTGATATAGTTTTGAGAACCCTTAACGCCGCACAGGTAGGAGTTTATGGAATTAATTTAAAGAAGATTATTTATTCTACGTTTAGAAAATTATTGAAACTAAAACCCATTCCGAAGTATGAGAAGAAAGGGGAGTTCTTTATGTGGGGAAAGGCATTTGTGAGCATTGTTGTTCTGGGGATAAGAGAGGATGGGGAGATTGTTGGGGAATATATAGACGATAAAGGCTGGACGCACGAGGCATTATGATAGACTGGGAGATAAGATTTTACATAATTCTTGGTATTTCTGTGAAATTGTGGCAATTATGGAAAGAGGGTAAATTCCGAAAGATTTAAATAGTATTCGGTATACCGAATATCATGGAAGACGACCAAAGTGAGGACGAAGAATAATGGCTAACGAAGCAGTCCTAAAAGTTGAAACACATATCCCTGTAAATTTTACTTGTTCTACTACTGTAACTATTGAGAAAGGCGCAATTTGTAAAATGACTTCTCCTATGACAGCCTCATTAGCAGACGGGGACGCGGACATTGTTGCAGGAATAGCACAATCCGAGAAACTTGCAGCAGATACTACTCAAACTTCTGTAGCAATTTATAGGGGTGGAATATTTAGAGTTACTTGCTCGGGAACTATTAACGACGGAGACCCTGTTATGACAGGCGCAAGCACAGGTGGCACAAATTATGTAGCAAAGGCGACTGATGACTGCGAACAAATTTTAGGAATAATGATGGAAGACGCAACTGATGGACAGACTAAATTAATGGAACTACGCCCAGTAGCGGTCCAACTTGCATAATGGTAGAAACAGCAGGACAAGCATTAATTAGAGACATTGATATTACCAAAGGCGCAATGGCAGAGTTCGAGGAAGCCTTAATTTTTAAATCATTAATTTCAAGTGCTCCAACAAAGTCGAGAGAGATTAAGTATTGGGTAAAGACTTCGGGATATTTAACATTAACAGCCCCAGCAAAATTAAGCAACATTGCTCCTGGATCAAGACCATTTGTTGCTGAAACTTCTTGGACACCCACGACTGTATACTCTATAAAATATATGCTTGACTCTCCAATGATTAATATGGAAGATGAGAGTGACTCTGAAGTGCAGGTATTTAGAGACAACGCAAAGGATGTTGTGGAAGCAATAGCAAATGATGTTGATGGGGATATTTGGGATGTTATTAGTGAGAACCAATCCGCAGACCTTATTAATGCTGTAGCAGCAAACGCCCCTTGGGCAGCAGCAAGCGGACAAGACCCATTCGAAGATATTATGCAATCAAAGATGGAGATAAGACAACAGACAAAGAGAAGCATAAGGAATGGAGTATTATTGTTAAACGCACAAGGAGAGAAAGACTTATTGGTATGGCTTGTTTCTACAAAAGGCTCAAGTGTTCCAAACTTTGCAAGTGAGAAAGTAGGAACTGGAACGATTGATAACTTCGCTGGATTGAAGGTTGTTGTTTCCGAGAATGTAACTGCTACGTTTGCATTTGTTGGAGATTTAAAACAGGCTGCTGAATATAGAACATTCAAACCATTGCAGACATGGATAATTTCAGAGGAAGGAATTGGTAGGAAGATAAGAGTTTCAATGAATGGAAAGGCTATATTGAAGAAACCTAAATTCTGCGCCTTAATTACTGGAGTTGCTTAATATGTCGGAAGAAGTTAATAAGAGGTTATTTGCACATTATACTAATTTATCTAATGGGAACTATAAGAGTGGTAATTCTGTCCAAGACCAATTAGTTGCCTCTGATGCGAAGAAACATTTAGCAGATTTAATA